ATTAATTGAATTAATTGAACTAAATAATTCTAATATATTGTCATTTTTAATACTATTATAACGTAATAAATATTGAACTTTAGGTTCTGTAATTAAATATGGAAATAATATGTGAATACCATCTTTAAAAACGCCTTTACCTCCTTGATAATTAGGTGTTTTTTTTTCTAAAACAAAAGCAACTAAATTATTATCATCAACATTTGGTATAATTTTTTTAATTTCTTGAACGTAGTATTCTAAAAATTTAACAATAAATTCAGGCGTATAATGACGCTTCTGATTTTTTGTGCTATGTCTTAAATCTAGATCTATAAGAATAGGTGCTACATCTTTATGCTTTTCAGTTAAATGAACAGTATTTGATTCTTCAAATACCCATTTATTATATAAATTATAAAATAATGATAATTCCTCATCATCAATAGAATATGAACCAGGATAACTATGAGGTGGTTGTCCTAGAGCAGTATGTGTAAATGGTTTTTCTGGAATAGTTTTATGACATCTTAGAAATTCTTTCAAATCTGTATATTTTTTCTGAACGGACATTTTATAATAGGCAATAATTTTTTTTAAATAATTTAATTAAAATAAAATTCAATTTTTTAAATAAAAAATTTTATTATCATAATTTGTTATTAATTTTATTAGAAATTATAGAATTACTATTAATTTAAAATAAAGTTTAAATCAAATTTAATTAAAATTAAAATTGATTTAAACATTATATTTGAATTTAAATAAATGAATTTTAATTTTTTAGCACAGAAACGTATAGCAAAAGATATAAAAAATTATATAGAAGGTGATATTAATGATGTGGGAATTTATTGTCATATAGATGAATCGGATATTACAAATATAAAGGCTTTAATTATAGGTCCACCTAATACTCCTTATGAAAATGGATTTTATTTCTTTGATATAAAATTTCCAAATGATTATCCTTTTAATCCACCTAAAGTAAAATTTTTAACACATGAAAGTGGTGTACGATTTAATCCTAATCTATATACAAATGGTAAAGTATGTTTATCTATTTTAGGAACTTGGTCTGGACCTGGATGGACTACATGTTTAAATTTAAATACTGTATTACTATCTATACAATCATTATTAAATGAGAATCCTATTGTAAATGAACCAGGATTTGAAAACGAAACTGGAAATAGAGCTAAAAATTATTCATCAATTGTTAATTATTTTAATATAAAAACAGCAACTATTAAGATGTTAGAAAATCCACCTCATGGATTTGATGTATTCAAAGATATTATGATTAAACATTTTATTAAGAATATAGATTATTATAGAAAATATATTAGTGAAAATAAAGATAAACATAATTCTAATATATTCTCAACTATTTATTCAATGAATACTATTATGGATATATTTCACCTAAGTAATAGGATTGATACTCTCTATTTTCAATATAATGATACTAATGAATCTACTAATTGTGAATCTACTAATAGTGAAACTACTAATAATACTTCTGAATCTACTAATAGTGAAACTACTAATGAAACTAGCACTATAAAAATAAAAAAATATGTTAGAAAAGCACCTAATGATTTAGCAAAAATATATGATATAGGTTATACTAAAGTATCAGAAAATGATGGAAAAATATGGAAAGTGATTGAAGTTGTTGGACCTAAACGAACAATGAAACGTTGGATATTAAATAAATAAAATAAATAAAATAAATAAAATAAATATATTTAAATAAAATTGAAAATAACTTAAATATTTTTTTATGTATTAATTATAATGAAATTTTGTAAACATTGTGATAATATGTTATATTTAAAATTAGTAGATGATGAAAGTGAAGAATCTACCATTAAAAAACCTAAATATGTATGTAATAATTGTAATAATCACAATGAATATAATCAAAATGAAAATAGTTGTTTATTTAAAATAGATTATAATTTAGATAATATTAAAAAAAGTTCTTTTATAAATCCATTTATTTATGAAGATATTACATTACCTAGAGCTGAAGGAATAAAATGTCCTAATGAAAATTGTCCTAAAGCTAAATCTGAAATTATTTACATTAAATATGACAATGAAAATATGAAATTTATTTATATTTGTTTAGATTGTCATAAAAAAGGCATCACACCTCATATTTGGTAGAATTAATTATTAATTAAATAATTTAATAATAAATAAAATTGATTTAAATGAAAGAAAAATATAAATATTATATAATGGATAGTAAAGTTATAGAAGAATCTACATTTAATGATGCGTTTGAAATTTTAGAAAACTATGAAACCTTAAAAAAAACAAATTTATCTAAACCTATTTTATCTAAATATGAAAAAACTAAAGTTTTAGGTATTCGAGCAGAACAAATAAGACATGGTTCTAAACCATTAATATCTGTTCCAAAACATATTACAGATGAATTAGACATTGCCGAAGAAGAACTAAAACAACGAAAAATGCCATTTATAATTGAAAGAAAAATAGGAAATAAATTAGAATTTTGGAAAATAGAAGATTTAAATTATTGACGCCATCTCCAACCACAATTTAAACAAGTAATAAATATAGTCATTCCTTCATCTGCACTTCTCGTTTGTAATTCATAATAAGTGCATTTTCTTTGTTTACATCTTCCACATTTAAATTGATCTGTCATAGATTCTTGTTTTTCTTCATACATTAATTTTTCTCTTTTAAATTTTTCGTCTAAAAATTGTTTTGAGTGTTCTGGAAATAATTCTTGATAACTCATAAAAGCAATATTTTTTAGATTAATTTTTTCTTTATTAATTTTATCGATTAAAGATTTATTATTTATATAAGATTTATTATCAATATTTGAGTATAATGATATACTTTTACTTAAATAAATTTTTTTAAATACATCATTACTCCATAAAGGTAATATATTTCTTTTTTTACTAATTGTTTTACAATATTCATATATACTTTTCTCAATTTCTTTCGCTTTTTCATTTTCATTATTAAATAATAAACTAAATATTTCTATATTTTTAATTCTATTATCAGTGTAATCATCATCTTCATTATATTTTACTAAATCATTGGTTATATCTTCTTCTATATATATATTATTATTTATATTTACATTAGTCTTCTCGTCTTCTAATAAATCTAATACTTGTTTATTTTTTTTTTTTTTTTTATGCGTTATAATTTCTATATCATCATTATCACTATCAATATTTTCAATATCACCATCACTATCTATATTACTATCACTATCACTATCACTATCACTATCACTATCACTATCACTATTACTATCACTATCATCTTTATTTATTATTGGTTCTTCTAAATCTTCGTTATCAAAATCTTCCATATCTTCATCATTCTGTTCATACTCATCTTTACTATAATATAAATCATTATACAATTTCTCATATTCATCAGTAGTAATATCTAGTAAAATATCATTTTCATTTAATTTTATTAACATAATATCATCATAATAAATTTTATTATTTTTAGAGTCTTCTAATATAGGTAATTCATGATTATTTTTTGTTTGTCCCTTTAAATATCCATAGACCACTAATTTATTATTATCTAATTTCCAAGTATATATTTCAGTTATTTTTCCTTTTCCTATAGTAAAATTAGATGTAAATAACTCAATTTTTTTTTTAAATCTTAATATATTTTTAAAGGGTTTATTTCTAATATCAGCTTTTAATTTTAATGAAATGTCTTTTATATTACCATTACTCATCAATACTACAAAATTAACCATAATTAATTATTTTATTTAAATTAAATAAATATAAGTTTAAATCAATTTTATAATCATATAATAAATTTGATTTAAACTTATATTTATTTAATTTAAATAAAATGAATAAACAATTAGAAAATACACTAATTAAATTTAAAGAAAATAATATTAATAATTTAGATATTTTTTTAGGAAACTATTTTAACAATGATATATTTAATAAAAAATTAGATGAAAGTTATTATAATTCAATTTTAGATATGTGTATAAATAAAAATTATACACGAACGAAATATAATTTAAAAATATACAATTATGGTATCAATTATTTAGACTATTTTTCTAAAAAACATTTTAAAAAAACAAATATAAAACAAATTAATAGTAATTCTAATTTATTTATAACATACTTTAATAGTGAAGATGATTATCATAATTTTCCTTGTAAAAAAAATTATCATGTTTTAGAACAAACAATTCATAAATTTAAAATAAATGAAGAAATTTCTATACTATTTATTAATAATAATCAAATTAAAATTACCACAACATTAAATCATAATATTGATTTATCTATTAAAAAATTAAAAGAATTATTTAAAATTATAAATTAATTTATTCACAATATCTATAAGCAATATATGTTCCAGATGTTTCACTCGTTCGAGTTATTTCTACAAAATCACCACTTTTTATACCATAAAACATAGCTACTGGATCAGATTTTAATATTAATGGTAAATTGGAATTATTTTCTATATTGTATTTTTTTTTAATTTCTACTTTTTCTTTTTCTGATACAATACGCATTTTAGGAACTAGTTCATGATTGGTTATATTTCTAATTAAATTATCAATTGAAAATATCTGAATAAATATTTTATTTGTTTCTAAGAAACTGTTAAATAAATTATAAAATGATTCTAAGTTATTAATTTTATCTTTTACTATAAATATAACATCATCATTTGGTTTTACAATTTCATATTCAATTAATTCTGTTATTAATGTTTTTAAATTAGAAACTCTAACTCTAGATATAATATACTTTAAAACACATTGCTTATCAGTTTCATTATCATCAAAAACCATATCTAAAGGCATATTATTATAATTAATTTTTTTATCCATATTCTTTAACATAATATCTAATTCTGTGCTAGAATAATTATTATATTTTTCGGTTTGATAACCTCTTAACATCATCATTTCAAGAATTGTTTTTCTAGAAGCAGTAAGTTTATTTAAAAAAGACATTATAATATAATTTATAAATATTTAAATATTTAAATCAATTTTATTTATAATATATATAATGGAAAATGAATGTATTATTTGTTTAGAAGAATTGAAAGATAATATTGTTGTTTTAAGTTGTAATCATAAAAATCATTATCATTATGATTGTCTAATTAATTGGATTAAACAAAAAAATACTTTAACTAAAATATGTACCATCTGCGATACAGATGTTGAAATTGTAAATATAATCAATCCTACTATTGAGGTTAAAAAAAAAAAATGGTTTAATTGTTGTAATATATTGTAATTACAAACATAGTCGTTGTGATTCTGGTGTTATATATTTATCAATCGAAAAATTATTAACTGAGTCCGGATCATGTTCTATATTAACTTCTTCAAATGCTTTACATCTAGCATAATCTTCTTCAGATAAATTAACGTCAATTTTACTTTGAGCTATTGTTTCTGAATTTGGATTTCGGAAAACAAATTTGTTAAAATCATTTTTATCTCTAATATTTATATGAATATAAGCAAAGTATAATATAACTAATACCATTACTAAAGTGCAAATACCCCATATTATAATTGTATTCGTTTTATTTAACACATTTAATTTGTTTAAAATTGGGAAAATTACAAAGCATCCGGAGATAACTAAACATATTTTTAAAATATTCATAATATATTCTGTTCGTCTTCCTTGGTTTATTTTAATCTCAACTAATCTTTTATTAGTCATCGCTTTATTACGCATATCTTTAATATTATTATTTAAATTGTATTTATATTCACTTAATTTGCTTAAATCCTTATTTTGTTTAAATTTATTATATTTTAGTATAGCAGTATCTGTAATGTTATTATATATCGTTTCTAAATGCTGAATAAGATCATCAGCGTTTAAATTTTCATCTATTTCTACTCCTGGATTAAATTGTTTATAATTATTATTTAAATCGTCTATTATTTCTAGGTAACTCATATATATATAATTAAAATATTTAAATTTATAATTTAATTAAAATTAGTTCTATAATTAATATGACAATTAATGATACTACAATAGCATAATATTTTATATTATTTATATCCAATAATTCATTTGTTTCTTTAATTCTTTGCTCGCCTAATAATACATTATTTTCTAAATCATCTAAACCAATACTATTTGATAATAAATCTAATGATTTTTTATTTATATTATCTTCATAACTATTTGATTCATATTCCAAATTATATAATTCTGTAGAGGAAGATTGTATATTTTTATTAAGTAAATTTAATATACATTCTTTATTTTTTAGATCACTATCTAAAAATTTAGTTATAATTGCTTGTAAATAATCATTACGAAGTTTTTGATAACTATCATCAGTGTAATATTTACATTCTTTTGTTGTTATATTACCTATATTAAAATCTATACCACAATTATGATTATCAAAATTTTCTATTGTATTAAAGTCCATATATAAATTAAAAATATTATATTTTTAAAAATATTATTATTAATAATAAAAATATTAATAACAATATAATAAATATAATTAATGTTATACTATATTCACTTTTAATTAATTTATTATTATCAATAACTAATTGTTGATTTATTGTATCAAGATTATCTAATATATTCAAATTATTGTTTCGGTTTTCATCTATATTATTATAGTGATCTAATAGTAAATCGTAGTGTGAATGTTCTTTATCTTTATATTTATTTATTAATTCATTGTCTAATTGTTCAGAAATTTTTTTAAGACTTTTAATTACATTTAAATTTTTATTATAATCTTTATTTTTATAATCTATATACAATTGATGCTTTACATTTCGTAATAAATCATAAAACCATGATACCTTTGTATCACGGTTTTCACCAAATATTTTATATTCTATTTCTTTTTTATTTTCTAAATTAAATTTTTGTCCGCTTATTTCTTCTTTACATTGGGTAAATTGAGTATTATTTAATATATCATATTGTGTATTTAAATCACTACACGAATCTACTAATTTATCTTTTATATTATCTATATCCATCTATAATAATATTATAAAATAAAATTGATTTATAATTAAATTATGTATTCATATTAATACTATGAATTCTATTATTATACAAGCATTTGAAAAACTTATCGTAAAAACTACAGACCAATTAAAAGTATCGCCTAGCACTACACTCAAATTTAAATTAGTTAGTTATAGAAAAACTTTAGCAACTATTAAAAAATTACCTTTTGAACTAACACATACTGATCAAATTAAGGATATTAAAGGTGTTGGTAAAACAACTATTAAAAAAATTAATGAAATTTTAGAAACTGGAACATTAGAACAAATTAAAGATTTTGATACTGGTGAAGTAAGCACTACTAAACAACTCTTAGATTTACAGAAAATTACTGGAATAGGTCCTGCCAAAGCAAAAAAATTTCTTGAACAAAATATAACTTTGGAAAAATTACTTAAACTTGACTTTTCTAATCTATCTGATAGTGATATTCCTATTTTAGACGCATTAACTCATCATCAACAATTAGGTGTTAAATATTTTCACGATTTAGAACATAAAATTCCACATTCTGAAATTTCTGAAATTGAACCATATCTTAAAGATATTTTAGCTAAAAATATTAAAGGTTTACAAATGGTAATCTGTGGTTCCTATAGAAGAAAGAAACCTACATCAGGTGATATTGATATTTTATTATATCACGATAGTATTAAAGACGAAAAAACTGCCAAAAAATCAAATTATTTAACATTATTTCTTAAACTACTTATTTCTAAAAAATTTATTACTGACCATTTAACAGCCATTGATAATCCTACAAAATATATGGGATTCTGTAAATTTAAAGAGTATCATAGACGGATTGATATTAGGTTGATACCTAAAAATAGTGTTGGTTCTGCTATGTTATATTTCACTGGAAGTGGTGAATTCAATAAATCTATGCGAACATATGCTCTTAAAAAAGGATTCACTATTAATGAATATGGAATTTATAAATTAAAACCGAATGGTGACAAAGGTCTAAAAATTAGGACTAAAACTGAAGCAGATATTTTCAAAGCACTTAAATTAGATTATGTTGAACCTGAAGATAGAGTTCCGGATTATGAATTTTAAGTATTATCGGCGTTTTGAACGCATTTTAGAATTACGTTTTTTTTTTGAACTCTTTGTTCGTTTACCACCACCTTTAACTAATGGTGCTGATGAAAATGGGTTAGTAGGCATATATTGAGATAAGCCAAAATAATTGTTTGCTGAAATAGTTCTATTACCATATAAAAAGTCACTTTTTGATATTCCTTTTTTATTTAACCATTTATTAACTTTTTTTAATTCTTTGCCATTATCATCTTTTACTTTTTCTTCTAAAACATCCCTAGCATAAAGTTCTGTTATATGTCCATTTGTTTGTGATTGCTTTTTCACATTAACATTATTTCCTGTTATTTTTGGTTTATTCAAATTAAATTTTCCTTGTTTAACTAGTTCAATACCAATATCAGCCAAATTAGCTATTTTTTTCCATGCTTTTGCTTCTCTGTTTCTCTTCCTTCTTCTTTTATCTCTTTTTCTCATACT